TTATGCGACTAAAAAAATATTTTTGATTTTCTCAAAATTTCTCTCAGCCAGCGCTTCCATTTGGTGTGTATAAACTTTCAGAGTAATATCTGGACTTTCGTGACCAAGAAGCTTGGATATGGTAACAATATCAACCCCATTCAATATCAAGAATGATGCGTATGTGTGCCTTAGACTATGGTTTCTGACAGGCCTGCCAACAATCTTTTTAATTATCTTATTACACGAGGAATTAGATACACCGAAACATATCCTATTTTTGATGTTAGCTTGCCAATGATTTTTCCGATATTCTCTAAGAACCTCTATTGTCTTTGAGTCAATCGGAACTTTTCTTTCTGACGGATCATTCTTCAACGCACAAAAATCTTGAGTGTTTGAGTAGTCAAACGCTTTATTGATATCCAGTATGCCATTTTCAAAGTCAACATCATTCCAGGTTAGACCCATTACCTCAGAAAAACGCAATCCTGTGACTGCAAGAAGGTAGAGAGTGAAATAGGTTACATACCTGACTTTCTCTCTTGTGAGGGCTAGTAGAGCCTTGAGTTCATGTTCTTCCAAAAAGTCATCCTCTTCATCTCTAATTGCAATTTGAGATTTCACCTTCGCATCATCAGCAAAGTTAAAACGAATGACTTCTTCTCTAACAGCTACTTTCATAGCTCCCTTTATTTGGTAGTGGAATTTTTCAAGAGTTTCTTGAGCGTATTTCTCCCCAAACTCATTCAACTTTTTCTGATAGTAAAGCGGTGTAATATCTTTGACTTTCATCTCTTGGAAGTAATTCTTAACGTGTCTGAAATTCTTTGTATAGGTTTCCCAAGTCTTATCTTTGACATATGGACGCTTATAGACCTCTGACCAAGTCTTGACAAAGTCATACAGAGTCACTTCTCCGTCAGTCAGAATGTTTTGGGTCAATTTCTTCTCGACATCTAACGCTGCTGCTTGAGCAAGCTTCTTGGTTTTAAAACCACCTTTCTCTTTCCGTCTATATTTTCCATCTATGGTTTTGTAGGAAATACGGTATTCCCACAGTCCGTTCTCTCTTTTTCGATACGATGCCATTTGTTTTTTACCTCATTTTCTGATAAAATGGGTACAAGAAAAGACTTGCCAGATTGGCAATTTTTCTTATACGATTCGCCTTACGCTCTCCTCGACCAAAATTTGAGCGTAGGGCTTTTTATTTATTTCTTAACCTTATTTTTCAAGGCGGTTTCTATTGCTATCTTCAATTCTAAGATAGCTTGCTTATCTTCTTTGACAAAAGTGACTGTATTCTCATCCTTAACGGCATCAAAGACACCACCTTTAGTATCTGCTGATCCAGGATATACCAATTGTAGATATCCAACCGTTGCCCCTGGCTCTTTTAATTGATATGCAGTTATTTCTGATAACAAAATTGATTTTTCGCCATCAAGTCCATGTAGAAGCATATTTGACATGTTACTTTTTCTTGCAATTCTGATAAAGTAGTCGTCTATTCTTACTATCGTCTTTGATTTCTTAAACTCAAAAACTCGCTCGTTTGGCTCAGCTGTAAAAATTTCTACTTCGGGTTCTTTGTCTTTCCCACCAAATAATGCCATAACAACTATCTTCCTACCCTGCTTTTATTCGTGATTCAGGGGAGCACGTATTTTATCCAACTAAATTCAAATACTCTTCCTTGATCATAGCCTCATCAGCTATGGTCTTTAATTTGTACTTTTCCATAAATACCAGATAATTAAATTGAGTGCGGTCCTCAGCACTTTCCAATTCTTCCTTCAAAAGATGGTGGATCATATTCCTATTTGCGTCAAGTTCGCATCTCTCTCTGAAAAGTTGATACTGATACGGAAAGTGATTCTTATGTTGTAACTCATGCAGGGCGACTTGTTTTTGTTCTTGCTCAGACAAATTCACATCAACCCCCAAGACCTTGGTTATTGGATTGTAAAATCCTGAACTATGCCAGTCGCTGGCATCGAACAGGCACAATTCCACTCCAAACTCTTTACAGAGTTGGTCAAGTTTCATAGGCAATCAATCCTTTTGTTTATTTTTAAAGTGCGCAGTCAAAACTGCTGTGATGAAATCTATATCATTTTCATCAAGTGGCCTACCGTCAAATAGCATGGTGTGGGCAGCTGCTTCCCTCAAGTCCACAACTTGACCGTCAATGATAGCTGTCTCGTCACTGGCAATTCTCTGGTTATCAGTTCTGCCAAATAAATAATCCGTACTGACATTGAAGTAATCAGCCACTTTCTCAATTTTATCGCCACTAGGTGTCGAAGAAGCCCATTTTCTGAGACTACCATTACTGAAATCAAGTTTTCGTTCTAGTTCAGCTAACGATAATTGATGAGTAGAAGCTAATAACTTGATCCTATCAAGTAAACTCATCATTTTCCCTCCTTAAAGAATATCTTACAAAATAATGTAAAATTTTCTATTTTCTCTATTGACAAAGGGAAAATTTTCTATTATACTTATTTTGTAAGTTAGTAACGAGCTACAAAACAATTTCTATATATCTAAATAAACAGTCCGCCAAGACACGTAGATGATAGAGAAGTTTAGTAGTGCTCTTTTCTATACCCTAATAATAGATTATTTTCTATTATTTGTCAATAGAAATGAGGTTATTTTCTTATAAAATTTTCTAAATGAGAGGAGAAAATATGCTCTATGACAAAATAAAGGAAGTTGCTCAGACTAGAAAAGTTTCTATTTATAGAATCGAAAGAGATTTGGAGTTTAGCAACGGTAGCTTAAGAAAGTGGAACGATAGTACCCCATCTGTCACATCTCTGAAAAAAGTTGCCAACTATTTAGACGTCACCCTAGATGAACTGTTGGAGGAAGATTGATGAACTTTATCAGAGACATGACAGAAATTGAAATCAAGGTGCTCAACGCTATCAAAAACGGAGCCAGCTTTGACTTGCCGATTCAAGCAAGGGAGCTGAGACAGGACCTAGGATTAAGCAAGCGAAAACTTGAGGAAATAATCGAAAGCCTGAGAGTTACCTTTCGTCAGCCTATCGTGGCTAAAAAGAATAAGCCGAATGGTTATTATATGCCACGAAACAAGGAAGAACGTGATGCAGGTCTTGCACCGTATAGGGCACAAATCCGAACAGAACAGAAAAATCTGGCAGCAGTAATGTCCGTTAACTTGGACGAATACTGGAGCAACGCAAAAAAGCCTGACGGCAATCAGGCTCAAATCTAAAGATACAAGAGGATTATACCATGGACAGCAGATTATTACAAATGGTTGATGAATTTGAATCAGCCCTAATGGATAGAGCGTTAAAGGTCATGCACGTTGTCATGGACGAAAAACGACGATATCCAATGGAACTCAATAAGTCACAATGTTCTGAGATGCTTTTAGGAACAAAAGACACCGGTACTTTTGATGAACGTTTCAACTGCCACAAAGATTTCCCACGCATTCCGAATGCTCGTGAGAAGTACCCTCGTGATGCAGTAATTGAATGGTATCACAATAATTGGCAAAGGACAGCGATATGACAGAAGAATTGATGTTGACGACTGAGCAAGGTTTAGCATTTATTGCTATTTTGACCCCAATCTTAATCTGGCTGATCCGAAAGCCTGTAGAGATTGAAATAGAGGTCAAAGAGCCCGTGATTAAAGAAAAGCAACCAGAACGGAATTTGAGATACTTACAAATTCACAGATACTACGGAGGATAGAATGAAAATTTTAGAAATGATGAAGAAGTTTTTGAGTGTAGAGGAAGATGATTACATCCCTCAAAGCCAAAATGAGTTGGAACGTGAATTGGCTAACGCTAGGCACACGGCCAAGGAATACAAGAAGTTGGCCTTACTGAAAAATCAAGAATGTGTCGGTCAGGCCAGACTTATTGATCAATTAAAAAGACGGATTGACTTTTTGGAGAATGTCAACAAGTGCCAGGCTGAACTATTGGCAGATCGTGAGGTCTAGCTATGGTTTGGGTTGTCGCGAAGAAAAACAAACATGGTCGCAGGAAGTACCACTACAAGAAATCTTTTGATACTTGGCAAGAAGCCAGAGTTTACCAACAGGATTTGTTTTACAAAGGCATAATAGCCGAAATGTGGGAGGAAAGGCATGGACAACATAGCAACTCTACCACATGATGTCTTGGCTGAGCAAGCAGTTCTTGGGTCTATCTTTATTGATCCAGACAAAATTGTATTAGTCGCTGAACATCTAAAACCAGAAGATTTTTACAGACCAGGGCATCAGATCATCTTTCGAACTATGCAGACCTTGTCAGACAAGGGGCAGGGGATTGATGCCGTCACGATGAAGACCGCTCTGGAAGACCAGGGAGACTTGAGCGGTATTGGAGGATTGGCTTACATTGCTGAGATTATCAACGCAGTGCCAACCAGTGCTAACGCTGAATTTTACGCTAAGACAGTTGCTGAGAAGGCTCTGTTGAGGAAAGTCATCGCCAATCTTTCAGACACGGTTACAGGTGCATACTCTGGTGAAATGTCTGCCAATGACCTGATTGCCAGAGCCGAACAAGCCTTGGTCAATGCAAGCAATTCTAATCATAACACAGGTTTCAAACCAATCTATGATGTGATTTTAGACAGTCATAGCAAGATTGAGCAACGCTCAAATGTGTCAAGCGATGTGACGGGAATTGCTACTGGATTTACTGATTTTGACAAGCTGACAACAGGATTGCATGAGGACCAGTTGATTATCTTAGCGGCTAGACCTGCAATGGGTAAGACGGCATTTGCCCTCAACATTGCCCAGAATGTCGCCTGCAAATCCAACAAGCCTGTGGGCATATTCTCTTTGGAAATGGGTGCAGAGAGCTTGGTGGAGCGTATGCTTGCAGCTGAAGGCACCATCAAGAGCTATCACATCAGGACAGGGAAGCTGACACCGATTGAATGGCAACGGTTGATTTATGCCCAAGGGCAACTCGCAGAAGCACCAATCTACATCGATGATACGGCTGGAATTAGAATAGCTGAAATCAGATCACGAGCTAGAAAGCTAGCTCAAGCAACAGGAGGGCTAGGGCTGATTGTCATTGACTATCTGCAATTGATACAAGGGTCACGATCAGACAATAGACAACAGGAAGTGTCTGAGATTTCCCGTCAGTTGAAGATTATCGCCAAGGAATTGAAAGTGCCTGTCATTGCACTGTCACAGCTTTCTCGTAGTGTCGAGCAACGTCAGGACAAACGGCCAATAATGAGTGATTTGAGAGAGTCAGGCAGTATTGAGCAAGATGCTGATATTGTAGCCTTTCTCTATCGTGATGATTATTACCAGGACAAAAAGGACGATCAGCCAGAAAAAAACTTGACTGAGCTGATTATCAAGAAGAACAGGCATGGTGACCTTGGGACAGTCAAGATGTACTTCCACAAGGAATATACCAAATTTACAAATGTGGAGGAATGAGGATGCCAAACTGGTTTGTACGAATAAACCACAGAAAATCAAACAAAGAGGATTTTTATTCAGAACAAGTTGAACGTAGGCTGTATTTTAACATTGACACAAAAAGGGATGTTTTGGCAAAAATTAAAGAGGATTATCCAGAATATTTTTCCGAGAAGGTACCTCAGAGGACTGTTAATGGTGAGTTGTTCTACGTCAATGTTTATGAACTTGGAGAATATTGGGAAAAGTTTTGGACAGAACAAATCCCTTGTCGATTTTGTGGTCAAAACCCTGTTAATCGTATTGATATTAAAAATAATAACTACAGTGGCTATTATTTTTGTTGCTTAGAGCATGAAGAAACTTTTTACGCTAATAGGTTAGCAGAGGATGAACGGACTTACAAAAGCGGAGGGGTGATTGGATTTATCTACAAAATCACTCATAAGGCAACAGGCAAAGTTTATATTGGCAAAACTATCAATCATCCAATTTTTCGTTGGTTCCAGCATTTCAAAGCTCAATCAGGTAGCTATTTTCATGAAGTTATGAAAGAGAGTAACATCACAGATTGGACTTATGAGGTACTGGATGCACTGAAAGATGGAACTGAAAGAGATTTATTGGATTTAGAAAGCCAATATATCTCTGAATACAATGCTACAAATCCGGACTATGGGTACAACACAAGAAATTAAGAAAGGAGCAGAAGCGATGATTAGGAAGACAGATGTTGAAAGTCACATAGCTTTTATACGAATACCAAAGCCATTGATTCACGATCAAAAGTATAATCAACTGAGTTTAGCAGCCAAGTTTATGTACGGCTTACTCTATGACCGCTTGCAGTTGTCTCTAAAAAACAAATGGTATGACTCGGACGGTATAGTTTTCCAATATTACACAAATGAGCAATTCATGCTTGATTTGTCAGCAAGCGAGAAGACAGTCATCAAAATCAAAAAGGAATTGTCTAATATTGGGCTATTGAAAGAAGTTCGTCAAGGGGTTAACCTGCCTAATAGACTGTATTTAAGTGCAGTTACTGGAACTGTAAAAAGTACAGGTCAGGAACTGGAAAATTTACAGTTAGGAACTGTAGAAAATACAGGTCAAGAACTGGAAATTTTACAGGGAAATAAGACTGAGAAGAATAAGACTGAGAAGAGTAATAATATAGATATTGTTTCAGAAGTGATTCTCTATCTTAATCAAGTTGCTGGGACTAGATTTACTGCAGGCTCACAAGCTACACAGAAACATATCAATGCCAGGTTGAAAGAAGGCTACACGCTTGAAGATTTCAAACAGGTTATTGACACTAAAACTAGCGAATGGAAAGGAACGGAGTTTGCCAAGTTTTTGAGACCTGTTACTTTGTTTGGGACGAAGTTTGAAAACTACATCAATCAGCAACCACCCAGAAGCAGAAAGAACAATGCTACAGAAGTTGATGAAAGGTTGGGCTTTTAGATGAATCCATTCAAAAATTTTCAGACCAGGCAAGTCTTGGACGAAACCTGTGAGGTCCACGGTTGCCAGCTTTGGTTGACCAAGGTACCGATTAAGGGACAGTTGGAAGAACTCAAACAATGTCCAGAATGCACCAAGGCAGCAATCCAGACCTTTGAAAGCAAGCTGAATAGTCAGAGCAAGGTCAACAACAAGCTTGCTGATACCTACGCAGTCTTTGAGAGAGACAGTCTGGTACCTGACAAGCTGAAAAGCAAGAGCCTTGATAACTATGAGATTAAGGCTGACATTGACCAGAAGGCTATCAATTTTGCCAAGAGGATTGAGCAATTTTATCGGCATGAGGGCTTTGGCAATGCCATTGTGACGGGACCGTCAGGAGTTGGCAAGAGCCATCTGACATACGGCTTGGCCAAGTACATGAATGAGCAATTCAAGGCTTACGGACATCCGAGGTCGGTGCTCTTTGTATCGCTGGTCACTCTCTTTACCAAAATAAAAGAGAGTTTCCACACAGACAACGGTTACTCTCAAGCTGAGATGATTGAGCTACTCAGCAAGGTTGACTTTCTCTTTCTGGATGACCTTGGGAAAGAGAGTCGGAAGGCTGACACTCGAAACAACGAGTGGACACATCAGATACTATACGAGATTTTGGATAACCGGAGCAACACGATCATCAACACGAATCTGACCAGTAAGGAAATCAAAACCCTGTATGCAGATGATTTTGGGAATGGGGCCTTGTCTAGTCGCATTCTGGCTGGCGTGACAGGGAATAGCTTTAAGTATCCAGATGATATGGAAGATAGGAGGTATTGATATATGACAGAAATTGAAAAAATATCAGAAGAGTTGGTTGAATACAATGTACCAGATGAGTTGATTGGACGCATTGAGAATCTTCTCGCTAATTTGTTTGCTGAAAAAGAAAGGCTCAGAATAGAGAGAAGTTGGGATATATCCCCTGAAAGAATGGGGCAATAGGAGGTATTAACATTGAAGCTATGACTGTTTGGGCTCTCTTTGATAGTGGCAATGGCTCATATACAAAAGGGGCCACTACCATAAATCGTTCAGGGGGGGGCGAACATTGACATCTATCCGATTGGTATAGACATAGAAAACAAGAACAATCACTTTATCAACTTAAATTTAGCAGACTATGGCAGGCTTTTTGGGGACAACACGCTATTTGACACTTTGGATCAATTACCAAAACCTGACCTAATAATCGCAAGTCCACCATGCGAATCATGGTCCAACGCAAGTGCCATGAATGAAGGAAATGCCTGTTGGAAACAAGAAGACCTTTCAGATAGTTTATTCGTACCACAGCGTGAGGCTAGTATGTTTACAATCAGGAATAAGTCCGACTATGAACAGGCTTATATCAATTATCAGTACGATAGGCAGTTCATGAAGCGTGTCAATGGAGAACTATGTGCCTTCAACACTGTTGAGATTATCAAGCGGTACAATCCTAGATATTTCATCATTGAAAACCCTGCAAGTGGTCGGCTATGGAAGTACATTGAGGATATTATGGGATTTAAGTTACCTTACCTAAACATTACAAGGTACAACAACTATGATTATCCACTTCAAAAACCTACAAAGTTTGCTAGCAATATCAACTTAGATTTGAAAAACGAAATCATTAAACAGGAAATCGAGTGGGGACATTTTTCAAAGTCATACAATGAGAGGTCAAATATACCTCAAAAACTTGTGATTGAGATATTTAGCAAGGTATATAAGGATTTTATTAAATTAAATGATTGAGCTATATTTTATCTTTAATGGACATCGCAGATATTATCTTGGAAACTTTGTTCAGGTCCAAGATGCTATCGATGCACTCAAAGCACACCAAAAAACATCATCAGCTATCAACAATCCACGTTTTCGCAAAAGTATGAGCGGAAATACTATCAGGATTGATTATGGGGCAGTTGATTGTTATTACTTGATTACAGTTTCAAAAGAAAAGGAGTCAAAATGAAGAAGCTATTCTGGAAAATATTCCCTGAGAATAAAAAAGGTTGGGAGAAATATTTTGATTGGTGTCTATACGATTCTAAGACTTTTTATCCAGTCGGCAAATTATTAAACATATATGCAACCATTATGCTGTTTTTAACGGAATTGCTAGTTTTCGGACTTTTAATTCTGTTATTTCCATTAACGAGAATTGAATTGAGAATTCGTTCAAGCAAAGCTAAAAAACAAAAGGAGAAAGAACAAAATGACTAAAACACTTGATGAAAAAGTTGAACAATGGTTTATTGACCGTAACCTTCACGAAGGCAATCCAGTCAAGCAGTTTGAAAAGCTTATGGAAGAGGCTGGAGAACTCTTTGAAGGAGTTGCCAAGGGCAAGTCTGACTTGATTAAGGATGCACTGGGTGACATGCAGGTTGTCTTGACAGGTCTTGAGCTACAAGTCAAAAATGGTGCTGACATTCATGCAACACCAGAGGAAATGGAACTGCTTCTGATGGTTGGCAGTCTCGGTCACTTAGCTGATAAATTGCATAAGCATATCTTTTATGATGAGACCAAGACACCTCTTATCAAGCCAGATTTGATTATGCTTCACAGCAACATCCATTCGGTCGCTATCCATAATTGCACCACAGCAGACACTTGCCTAAAAATCGCTTATGACGAAATTAAGGACCGTAAGGGCAAGATGATTGACGGAGTATTCGTGAAGGAGGCGGACTTGTGAGAAAGACTTTGACAGGTATCGGTAACTTTTGCATTTTACTGTCAATCCTCGTGACACCTTTGCTGATCATCTACAAGATTGACAAGCTAGATGCCAAGATTGAGCAACCAAAAATTATTGTCTATCAAGTGGACAATACGGGAGCTGAAATGGTTGGTACTGTGACGGACAAGGAGATTATCCAAAGCAGATACATTGTGACGGTTGGAGCCTATGGGAAATTTATGGTCACTAAAAAGCAATATGACCAAATTAACATAGGCGATCCAATACCAGAATTTTTGAAAGGACGTGGGAGTTGATGACACATTGTGATTTTACGACTAAACGATTGAACATGCCGAGTGATGCAGGTCAGTTTACTGGTTTCAGGGTTATTCATGACAACGTGAACAATCCAAGCCATTATCAAGGAAACTATGGCATGGAGTCAATTGATGTGCTGAGAAACTTCATGACACCAGAACAGCTGAAAGGTTTTCATCTCGGAAATGCCTTGAAGTATCAGCTACGCTATCAAAAGAAAAATGGTCTGGAAGACCTGAAAAAAGCAAGAAAGAACCTTGATTGGTTGATTGAGGAAGAGGAAAAGAAATGCACAGAACAGTAGGTATCCTTGAATTTAAAGAATTTATGGCACTTGAAGATGGTCAAGCTGTGCCAGTATATCTGCACAGTGCAAATCCGAATGTGCCAACGACCAACAAAGACGATGCAATGCGAGTGACCAAATGTCGCTACAAGAAAGAATTTGCTGATAAATATATTTTTAGGAAGGTTGAGGCGGTATCTGATGATCAATAATGTTACTTTAATTGGTTGATTGACCAGGGATGTGGAGCTACGCTATACACCTAACAATGTGGCAGTAGGAGCATTCACGCTGGCCGTCAATCGTAATTTTAAGAATGCAGCTGGCGACCGTGAGGCAGATTTTATCAACTGCGTCATTTGGAACAAGCAAGCTGAAAACTTAGCCAACTGGACCAAGAAAGGTCATCTGATTGGTATTACAGGTCGAATTCAGACCAGAAGCTATGAAAATCAGCAAGGGCAACGGGTCTATGTGACTGAGGTTGTCGCTGAGAGTTTCCAAGTGCTTGAAAAGCGTGACAATACTGCTAACTATTCAAGTATGGATGAGCAGATGCCACCAGGGCTCAGCGGCCAGCCGATGGATATTACTGATGACGACTTGCCGTTTTAGGAGTGTTGAATGACAGCTGATATTGTTCAATTTATTCCAAAACATGATATATGTCACGAATGCTACAAGAGAAGAGCGACAAAGCTATGTGATTTTATAATTGGTCAAACAGGAATAACATTCTATCGAAGTTTCAGTTTATTTAAAAATCAGCAACCAAGGTTTCTTACTTGCGACAAGCCACTCTGTGACAGATGTTCCAACAGATTTCACGGCATGGACTTATGCAGAAACCACAATAAAAAAATGACAGGAGGAAAATAATGAGTAGACCTAACCGCTATCCCTACTCTCAGGATCCATGGGTAATTGAAAAGACTAGGACTTTTTCAATTGTCGATGGAAAGTATGGTACACACACGAAAGTCACGATGTATCGAAACTTGTTTACAGGCAAAATCAAACATGATTGGATTGAATGGAGGACAGGCTTTAATGACTAAAATTATTGGATTTGGCCGATGTTTCGGCAAAACTACAATGGCCATTTTGGAAAGTCATGCGACAGGTAATCAAATTATCTGTGCAAATAATAGAATTGCAAAGCATACCTCGGATTACGCAAGACAACTTGGCTATACTATTCCTCAGCCAGTAGCAGCTAATGATCAAAAAATGCCAATAATCACCAGCAATCTCAATAGAGCTGGTCTTGGTGTTGTAGTTGATGATGTTGAAATGGTTTTACGAACATTGTTAGGCTGTCAAATTGACACTATTACATTTGATAGCCCGAATGTGATTAGCACAGGACACCGCTATGATGAAGAAATTGCTGAGCTGAAGAAGGAGTTGGCAGCTTGCTATCGGGAGAAAGAAGATCAGGTTGTCATTGAGACCCTAAAAGACAAATGCGTAGACCTCATGCTTGAAAACGCAGATTATGTCTGGGACGAAATTACCAGAGAAACAGCTAAGAAAAGAGCCAATAAGAGAAAATGGAGGGTGAAGACATGTATTTGAAGTACAAGCAAATGCAGATTGTTAAACACGCTTTACAGCACTACATCAAAAGGGAAGGCGCTAGCGAACATGATTTAATGGTTGAACAAAATCTTTTAAAAAAGGTCACACAAGAAATTGATGACTTTAAAGAAAATGTTATGAAAAGAACATTTTGAGGTTACGCATGAACAAAAGAATCAAGAAGAAAAAAGCTAAGAAGGCACGACAACGAGAACTAGAACAGTTGGAACAGGAACTGGCCAAACTAAGTCCAGAACAACTTGAGGATGTCATGGCAGTAATCAAACAGGCATTTTCGGAAATTGCTAAAGCCATAGGTTATGTCTTTAATGGCTTGGTTGAAGTAATTAAAAAAATGGAGGTGGAACTTGAAGGCATTGAACAACAGAGAGCTGTACAACCTAGACCAAGAACTGTTCAAGTTCAGAAATATCGAAAGGGCTATCTGGGCAAGAAGGGCAGAGCTGATGTCCAGCAATGGAGAGGACATTGTCGGAAGTCGGGCAGGCGGTATCAGCAAACCGACAGAAAGCACCGTCATCAAACTAAGCACAGATGTCCCATTAAGAAACCTTGAGCTTTTCAAAGAAACTGTTGAATCTTTTCTTGAAAGATTGACCGATGAACAGCGTGATATCTTTGATATGCGATGGGGGCAGGCTGAGTTAGACTGGGAAGACATCGCTGACAAGCTATACTTCAGTAATGCCAAAATATATCGAAAACGCAAAACCATTCTCGAAACATATGCTAGGACCAAAGGGATTTTGTAAAATGAGAATACAAAGCCTTGTATTCTCATAAAAATCTATTTATTATGATAGCATGAGCTTCTGAAAACAAAACACAATCAGTTTGTGGGAATTATCCTTAATATTTTACAAAAGAGTTGTTTCAACAGAAGTCATATAAAGTCAGTCTCGCACTGGCTTTTTTGCTTTGTAGAAAGGAGGAAAATATGGAAGAGGTCTCACCAATAAAAGACAATGACGATATCCAGGCCATGAAAGACTATCTTAGGGAATGGAATGAAATGTATTACATGCTATTCATTACAGGACTAAACACTGGATTGAGGGTTGGGGATATTCTCACACTCAAGGTCAAAGATGTTCAGGGGTGGCACATTAAACTAAGGGAAAGAAAGACTGGTAAGCAGATTACTAGACGGATGACAAAGGAACTAAAAAAAGAAATGAGGCGGTATGTCGAAGATAAACCATTTCACCACTTTCTATTCAAAAGCCGTCAAGGGAAGAACAAGCCTATCACTCGTGAGAGAGCTTATCAGATCATTCATGAAGCAGCTGAGGAACTTGGCATAGATAACGTAGGCACTCACACCATGAGAAAAACCTTTGGCTACAAATATTACAACAAGACAAAGGACGTAGGAACATTGCAAAAGATGTTCAACCATTCATCACCAGCAATCACTCTCAGATATATTGGGATTGAACAAGCTGAGTTAGATGATGCACTACGGAACTTTGTTATTTAATTTTTAGTTATCACTTTCACATATTGAGTTAATAATAAACTGGTAAAATCAAAAGTCTGAAAAGCCGTGTTTATCAATGGTTTTAGAAATCATCTGAGTTTAACAAAATATAAGATATGTGAAACTGAGTGATGGAATTGGTCTATTTTTTACGAGGTTAAGGAAATAATTTCAAAGAGCCAAAGTGAGAAAATAAACTCTTGTTTTCTCACGAAGAAGAGTTTATTATGGTACCATAGATTTCTTGTATGAGAGGGACAGGTCGTTGACTTGTCCTTTTTGTATTGACAGGAGGAATGTATGGCACATTATTACAAGCCAGTCAGGCAATCCTTGAAGACTAAGAAGTGGGAAAAGTTCCGAGACAGAATGATGAGGAAGTCTGACTACCTATGTCAAGAAAGTTTGAGGTACGGTTTGTCGGTACCAGCTGAAATGATTCATCATATCTTTCCTGTATCTGAATATCCTGAGCTTGAATTCGTAGAATGGAATTGTTTAGCGTTAACCAATCGCAAACATAATACATTTCATGATAGAGTCAATGATAGGGTTGTTGGTCAGGGAGTTTATTGGCAAAAAAAGAGAAAGAAGGAATTTCAAGAATTTTATGGATACCCCCCCACTTTTTGAAATATTCTTGAGCGTCCTGGGAACCGGTGAAGGGAACTTTTTCCAAGTCGGGAGCTGTCAGACAAAAAGGGGGTAAAAACTCAGCGATTTTGCAGAAAGGGGGTTAGTTTTTGGCTAAACCAATTACAGCGAAGTCAATCAAATCAAAAGTGATCAAGCAGATGAAAGACTTGGGCACCTATCGAAAAGAATTTGAAATGATCATTGATATCTTTGCTGGGATGCTGTTTCAGTACCAGAAACTAGCTCAAGACTATGCTGACATGGGCTATCCTGTCACAGATGTCTATGTCAACAAGGCTGGTGCTGAGAATGAGCGTAAAGTTCCAATCTTGACAGCAATGGAAATACTCAGAAAAGACATCTTGAGCTATTCGAACCAGCTTATGCTTAACCCAAAATCACTAGGTGAGGTTGTCGAGCAGGACCAAGGTTCACCACTCAAAGAAGTTATGAAATTCAAGGATGAACTGAAAAAGAAGCGGGTGAAAGATGGATAAAGACTTTGAAAAACGTTTTGCCGATTTTCGCCACGCTACAACCAATCTTGGAAAAGCTAAAGCCTATGTTGATTATGTCCTGAGCTATCAAGAGGAACATAACGAAGAGCGGATTTTGGCTGCCGAACGCTTCTTGAGGGATTTGGACAATCCAGCCTATGAGCTTGATGAGGATATAGTGGATTTTGCTGTTCACTTCATCGAGAACTCAATTGTTCACCAGCAAGGAGATGACATGTTTGCCATGTCTATCCGTAACAAGCCTTTGATTTTGCAACCGTGGCAACATTTTACGGTTGTCAATCTCTTTGGGTTCTATCACGCTGGCACGAACGAGCGTAGGTTCAAAGAAGCCTTGATAATGCTAGCACGTAAAAATGGTAAGACCAGTTTTACTGCTGCTATTGCTCTGCTTTATCAGATTTTGGATGCTGATAGTGGTTCGAAATGTTACATCGTAGCAAACTCAGTCAAGCAGGCCTTAGAAGCTTTCAACTTCATCAAGTTCAACGTGGAGCGTTGGAATGATAAGTCTATTCGTATTAAGGATAACAACCAGGAACACTCTATCACAGCAAATTTTGGAGATGATGGTTCGTTTTATATACAGGCATTGGCCAATGATGAGAGCCGTTTAGACTCTCTGAATGGGAATGTTACTGTTATTGACGAAGCTCACACCATGCGAAACTCCAAAAAGTATGGTCTCATGAAGAAAACAATGTCGGCATACCGTAACAGTATGCTTTTTGTTATCTCTACGGCTGGGGATATTCCCACAGGATTCCTTGCTAACAGGCTGAAATACTGTCAGAAGGTCCTCAAGCAGTTAATCAGCGATGAGTCGCTATTCATTTTTATCTGCAAAGCCAATCAGACTACTGATGGCGATGTTGGAGATTATCTGAATGACAATGTTTTGAAGATGGCCAATCCGTCTTGGGGTGTTACGGTGTCCATGCCTGCTTTGAGAGCTGAGGCTGAACAAGCTATGAATGATCCGCAGACAAGGAATGAGTTTTTCAACAAGACTTTGAATGTCTTTACTAACTCAATGAACGCTTATTTCAATCCAGATGAGTTTATCGCTAGTGATGATTGTTATGACTGGAACTTGGAAGAGCTGGCACGCTTGCCGATTAAGTGGTACGGTGGGGCGGACTTGTCACGCTTGCACGATTTGACAGCTGCTGCACTTTATGGAATCTACAATGACGGGGAGAAAGACATTGACATCTGTATCACTCACGCTTTCTTTCCTCGTGTCAATGCTCAGAAGAAAGCCAATGATGATGGTATTCCACTTTTTGGGTGGCAGTCAGATGGTTGGTTGACAATGAGCAACACTCCAACAGTCCTCTATGATGATATTGTGAAGTGGTTCATTGAGATGAGGCAGAAAGGTTTCAAGATTGCTGCTGTCGGTATGGATAGAAAGTTTGGTCGTGAGTTTTTGAGCAAGATGAAAAAGGCTAAGTTCAAAATGATTGACCAGCCACAGCTTTTTTATCTGAAATCAGAAGGGTTCAGACGGATTGAGTTCAAGGTCAAGAATAAGGAGTTTTATTATCTGCATTCTGAGGCCTATGAATACTGTGTCAGCAATGTCAGAGCGATTGAGAAAGTGGACGATGCGGTGCAATATGAAAAATTAGACGGTGACGGTGGTACGGCAAGGATTGACTTGTTTGATGCCAGCGTCTTTGCATGCATCCAGGCTCTTGCTAATCTTGGTAAGAACCAGAATGTGATGCAATTCTTTGATTAGGTGGACTATGAGAGAAATTGTTTTATCTGAACACGACATCAAAGTGTTAATCAACAAAGGAAAAGTAAGAGCAACGCTTGAAGGAGAGGAGATTTTGGTTCGTGAGTCATACAGAAAAGACCTCAGAGCTGAGGTTACCAAGTGGGATAAAGAGATAGTAGATGTCAGTCAGGACATTGTAAGAAATATGCACTTTAATTCACTCTTTCAAGGAGCTGCACGGTAGAAAGGAGGTGAGAAAGAATGGGTTTCTTTGATAGGTTCCGTAAGAGGAGTAAGCCGCAGTCAACTGTGAGTATGCTTAGTCATTCGGATTTTGGAATCATCTTTGAGGGTGATGGTTATGTGCCGCTTGCTAGGAATCCTGATGTGATATTGGCTGTCAACAAGATTGCTGATATGGTATCGAATATGACCATACATCTGATGGAGAACACAGACAAGGGTGATATTCGCATCAAGGACGGCTTGGCTCGGAAGATTGACATCAATCCTTGTGCACACATGACCAGGAAGACTTGGATTTTCAAGATTGTGCGTGACTTGTTGTTATATGGTGACGGTAATTCTGTCCTTCATGTCGAATATGACCCTGTGACAGACTATATTTTGAACTTGAGACCCTTCCCGATGGATGAGGTCTCTTTTAAGTCCAATGATTTAGACTATGTGATTTGCTATAAAGGGAGGGAATACGAGCCTGACGATGTTGTCCACTTTGCAATCAATCCTGATCCAGATAGCCCTTATGTCGGAACAGGGTATCGGTTGGCTTTGAAGGACATTGTCCGCAACCTCAATTTAGCTACTCAGACTAAAAAAGGCTTCATGAGTGGCAAGAATGTTCCGAGCTTGATTGTCAAGGTCGATTCATCCAGCGATGAGTTGGGCAGTCAAGAAGGCCGTGACAGGATTGCTAAGAAGTATCTATCCACAAGCCAGTCAGGAGAGCCGTGGATTATACCTGATGCCCTTATGGAAGTTGAGCAAGTCAAACCATTGAATCTGAACGACATCGCTCTGAATGAATCGGTTGAGATTGACAAGAAAACAGTAGCTGGGCTTTTGGGAGTGCCAGCTTTTATCCTTGGTGTTGGAGACTTCAACAAAGAAGAATACAACAACTTTGTCAATACAACGGTCATGAGCATTGCTACAACGATCACTCAGACATTGACAAGGGATTTGCTGGTATCTAGCAATCGTTATTTCAAGTTCAATCCACGGTCGCTCTATTCTTACGACATTACAGAGTTATCAACTGTTGCTCAACAGATGACAAACAGTGCTGCTATGCGTCGGAACGAGTGGAGAGATTGGGTTGGCATGACTCCTGATCCTGAAATGGATGACATCATTGTTCTTGAAAACTATCTTCCGCAAGGTGAGTTAGGCAATCAGAGCAAATTAAACAAGGAAGGAGGAAATACCGATGCAGAAACGTAAGGCTTACATGGCCACACAATTTCAAACTCGTGAGGAACAAGAGTCTGGTGATTTGATTTTGAGTGGCTACTTTATCAAGTTTGATGAAGAGACTGAACTTTGGCCTGGTTATTTTGAAGTGATTAAGCGTGAGGGTGTTGAGAAGGCTATTAAAGATGCTGACATCCGTGCCTTATTTAACCATGACCATAGTTTGGTACTTGGTCGGACTGGAAATGACACAGTGCGGCTCGGTGTTGATGATGTTGGTCTGTTTGGCGATATTATCATCAACAAGGATGACCCACAAGCGGTCGGTGCTTATGCTCGTGTTCAACGTGGGGATGTGATTGGTTGTAGTTTTGGCTTCTTCCCAATCAAAATCGACACAGAAGTGCGTGATGACGGTTCTTACCTGGACACTATCTTGGATCTTGAAATCTTCGAAGTTAGTCCTTGTACTTTCCCAGCATATCCACAGACGGAAATTGCTGCACGTCAGAAGGACTTTGAATGTCAACTACGTGCAAATCGTGAAATGCTTGATAAGCGTAAAAAAGAAATAAAGGAGAAATTTAAGCTATGAATAAAGCTCTAATTTTTGGTGCTCGTATGCGAGCTAAAGCTACGAAAGTAGTTGAACTTGAAGAGTCTATCAAGGACTTGCAGAAACGTACTGCTCTTGAAGCAGATAAGTTGGAACGTGCTGAGACTGAGGAAGAAGTGTCAGCTGTTGAGAAAACTCTTGAGGAACTTCAAGCAGAACTGGAATCCAAAGAAGCAGAAAAAGCTGAATTGGAGAAGGAAATCGAAGACCTTCAAAAGCAAATCGATGAACAAAACCGCAATGCTCCTACTTATGGTGGCAGCGAAGACCGTGGAGGTAAGAAGAAAATGGACCAACGTGAAGCAGTAGCTAAGTTTATCCGTTCATACGGACAAACTCGTGAAATTGACGGACTCAAAACTACAGACTCAGGCAGTGCAGCCCTTATCCCAGTTGAAACACTTCAACCAAACTTTGTTGATAAAACTCGCAATCCATTGTTAGATTTGGTTAAGCGTGTGAAGGTTTCAAGTGGTTCTGGTAAATATCCAGTGATCAAGAAAACAGATAACAAAATGGTGTCAGTTAAGGAGTTGAAAGACAATCCAGAACTTGGAAAACCGTCTATCAACGAGATTGATTATTCAATCGAAACTTATCGTGGCTACATCCCTGTTTCTCAGGAAATGATTGACGATGCAGACTACGATATTATGTCAATTGTTGAAGACGAAGTTTTCAACCAAGGAGAGAATACTGAACTTTCTCTTATCACTGCTGTTTTGAAAACAGCAACCGAGGCAAATGCTTCTGGTTTTGATGGTTTGAAAAACATTTACAACGTTAAGCTGAAAGCTGTCTATAACACTTGCCTGGTTGTCACCAAGTCAATGTTCAATGCTCTAGATAAAGTGAAGAACAAGAATGGTGACTACATGCTCCAACCTGACGTGACTTCTCCAACTGGGTATTCATTTGGTGGCAAGACTATCTACACTGTTGATGACACTGTCTTTGGCGACGAAGGTGATATGAAGTTCTTCATTGGAGATGTTGAGCAATTCTTGACACTATTTGACCGCCTACAGGTATCAGTGAAGTGGGTGAACAACGACATTTATGGTCAATTGCTTGGCCTGTTCATCCGTTTGGATGTTAAGAAAACAGACGGTGATGCAGGTTTCTTTGGTACTTACACCGACGCTGTTTTGTAAGGAGGTAGTCTATGGTTTACAAAGTTATCCGTCCTTTCAAGGACTTGACAGACCCAAACAAACACGATTACGCTTTGGATGAAACTTATCCTCGTGATGGTCACAAACCTTCGGATGATTTCATCCAAGGTTTGCTGTCTGGCTCAAATTCAGCTGGGTCAATCTTTTTGACTACAGTTGATGAGGAGCCAGAGCTTCCAGAAGGCGATAAGTCTACTGAAGAAGAGCCAGAGCTTCCAGAAGGCGATAAGTCTACTGAAGAAGAGCCAGAGCTTCCAGAAGGCGATAAGTCTACTGAAGAAGAGCCAGAGCTTCCAGAAGGTGACAAGCCTGCTGATGAATCAGTAGAGAAACCAAAGCGGAAACGTACCACTAAGAAAGCAGAGGAATAGTCATGGACACTGATCAGCTATTAGAACTGCTTAAACTGAAGCTAGGCATTTCAACCACTCTCAGGGATAAGCCGTTGAAGAAAATTCTTGATGCCGTCATTTCTGAATTGTCGCAGACTTTCGGTGTTGAATTGGATTCTAAAAGAGCTGATCATGAGATGTTTGTGGTTGATTTTGCTGCTTATCGTTATGAGGGTGGGGTAGATATGCCACGTCACCTTCAATGGCGATTACATAATCTGCAAGTTTCATCAAAAGGAGTGACAAGCAATGTGGAATCATGAAATCACTCTGATAGAAAAGAACATCACTGGGAAAGACCAGTTGAAACAGAACATCACTGAGGAAGTCAAAACTGTCCTACTATGTCGCAAGAAGTCAATTACCAGGTCAGAGTTTTACCAAGCCAATCAAGCAGGCATTCGTCCAAGTCTAGTAGTTGATATTCATAGTTTTGAATACGACAATCAAGAATTGGCTGAATTCGAAGGGGAAAGATACCGCATCCTTAAGACCTATCCTGTTGACATTGAAACCCTTGAATTAACCTTGACGGAGAAGCTATCATGAGTAAGGACTTAGCCAATGAGATTGCTAAAGCTTTAGCTAAGTATTCGTCTGAGATAGAAGATGAAGTTGATCTTATTGCTGAAGATGTGGCCAGTGAAGCCGTGGACGAACTGAAAGTGACTAGTCCTAAAAGGTATGGAAAGTATGCTAGGAATTGGCGGTTTAAGAAGAACGCTAAGGGGTCGTATGTGGTCCATAATGCTGCACCAACTTACCGACTTACTCACTTACTAGAGAACAGTCATTTGTTACGAAATGGCGGTCGTAGTAAAGCACAACCTCATATCAAACCTGTTGAGGAAAAGGTCAAAGAAAACTTTGAAAAACGGATTAAGGAGCTTGGTCGATGAAGCTATCAGAATTTGCAGATATTTTGGAACAGGCTGGTTTGCCTGTAACCTATCGAGCATATCAAGAGGGAAATGTCCCTGATATGCCTTACCTTGTGTATTTCGAATCTAATCCTATTGTCAACGCTGCCGACAATACACGGCACCATGAGATTAAGTCAGTGGTTGTTGAGTTGGCATTTGAGAGAAAGGATGAGGATTTGGAGGAGCGTTTGGAAGAGCTATGGTCTAACCAGGAGCTCTTTTTTGAAGCTCAAGAAGAAACTTTTATTGAGACTGAAAGGCTTTATGTCAAGCCTTACACAGTCTATCTCTACTAGAGGAGGAATGACATGGAAAATAAAGTGACCTATGGTCTGAAAAATGTACACATTGCACCAATTACTAATATTAGTACTGAGACAGGGGTACTAACTTACGGAGATGTTTTCCGTTTCCCTGGTGCAATGGAAATCACTCTTGAACCGAAAGGGGAATCAGGTTCTGTTAATGCTGATGACATCGCTTATCACTTCATGAACGCTAATGAAGGTTACGAAGGTAAGTGGAAAGTAGCCCACATTATCGAACAATTCGCTACCAAAATCCTTGGTGAAACCAAAGACTCTGAGACAGGGGTGTTGACAGAAAAAGGCGATGCCGAGCCAACACCGTTTGCTATGATGTTCGAATTTTCAGGGGATAAGAATAAAACCCGTTATGTGCTCTATTACTGCTCTGCTAGTCGTCCCGCAACTGGATCTAAGACCAAGAGCGGTACAAGTGTTAATGAGCCAGAACTAACTTTCAATGCTAGCCCACGTCCACTTGATAGCGTCATTAAACGCTCGGTCACTTCGGCAGACAAGAAGGAAGTCTATGACAATTGGTTCAAGAAAGTCTATGAGCCAGCCGCTGTTGGTGGATAAGGAGGTCTTGCATGCGTAAAATCATTCCGATTGGTGATCAGGAGTATGAATTGGCCACAAATGGCTATACTCCGATTGCTTACAAGGAAGAGTTTGGTAAGGACTATTTCCAGGACCTATTCTCAATGCTGAACAGTCAGGCGCTCTTGTCTAAACTTGATAAGTTGGAACCTGGTCAGGAATTACAAGCAAGTGACATTGATATGTCGGCCCTTGCTGACTTTGATATGACTTTCTTCAATCGTCTTTTCTGGACCTTTGCCAAGTCTGCCAACCCTCGTATCAAGCCTTATGCTCAATTCTTCATGGAAATGGAAGAATTTCCTGTCCAAGAAATCGGACAAGACTTGATGGAAATGTTGAATGCGAGTATGCAGACAAAAAAGAAACAGACTCGTCAGAATCTGCAAGCGATGAAATCTTTACAGTAGAATCCTATCTCTCTTGTTGTAAGGAGACAGGTTTATCCATTGATGACTTGAAGCATATTTCAATCGGAATGGCTCTGGATTATCAGACGGATTATGTGAATTTACGCAGTAAAGATAAGGGTGGCGAAAGAAAAGCCACTCAAGAAGATTTTGACAACTTTTAAGAAATTAGCAGTGCTGAGAGAGTGATTCTAAGGCCAAGTTTCTTGTAATAAGTGGACTTTCGGTCATAGATGAGCTTGTAAGCTCTGCTATTTTTCGTTTGAGGTGGGTGGGTCGGCAATCTTCAAAAGAAAGGAGGAAACAAATGGCAAGTAACATCAAAGGGATTAAGATTGAAATTGATGGCGACACGCAACCCTTGCAGAAGGCTCTGAAAGATGTCAACAAGAATGCTACTGAAGCAACCAAGGAACTGAGACAGATTGATAAGGCCTTGAAGTTTGATACTGGCAATGTAACCTTGCTGACCCAGAAACAGGAAGTCTTACAACAGCAGGTATCCAATACAAAGGAGAAGCTTGAAACTCTGAGACAAGCTCAAGCACAGGTTGAGAAGCAATTCCAGAATGGAGATATCGGAGCTGATCAGTACCGTGCTTTCCAACGTGAACTGGAAACTACTCAAAATGTCCTCAAGGGTTATGAGAATAAGCTTGAAAATGTCAATCGAGCTCTGGCCAATAATGGTCAAGCTGTAGAAACTAATGTCAGCCAACTGAACAACCTACAGAATGAACAGAGCCAATTAGCATCCGAAATGGACAAAGTGACTAGTACTTTCAAACTACAAGAGAGTGAACTCGGTCAGAATGCTTCTGAATCTGAAAAAGTTGCTCTGGCTCAAAAGAAGATTGCTACTCAATCCGAGATTGTGGAAAAACAGATCTCGAATCTTGAGCGACAGTTGGAACTGACAAAGAGGGAGTACGGTGAGAACTCTACTGAAGCGAACAAGATGGAATCTGAGCTAAACCAAGCAAAGACAGCTCTCAACAATCTCAACAATGAGATGAATGAGACAAAGTCTTCCGCTGATGGTGCTCAAAGTGGCATGAAGGCCATGTCTGATACTATAAGGGCTGAAGCACTTCAACAAACAAGCGAGAAGCTAGGAGAACTTTCTCAAAAGATCCTTGAAGTTGGTGCGGATTCGATGCAAGCTGCAGCAGAAGTACAGGCAAGTAATGCTCAATTTAGCACTGTGTTTGGCGAAATGGAAGCTCAAGCCAAGGATTCTCTTAATGCCATCGGTAATGAGATGGATATCGTTCCTGAACGATTACAAGGGTCGTTTACTCAAATGGCTTCCTTTGCTAAAACATCAGGAATGGATACTGCTGAAGCTCTTGATTTAACAACTCGTGCAACTAGAGCAGCTGCAGACGGGGCAGCCTTCTATGATAAGTCAATAGAGGAAGTCACAGAAAACCTTCAGTCTTTTTTGAAAGGCAATTATGAGAATGATGCTGCATTAGGCATTTCAGCAACAGAGACTACTCGTAATGCTGCTGCTAACAAACTCTATGGAAAATCCTTCAATGAACTATCTGAAGCTCAGAAACAACTGACCCTACTACAAATGGTCGAGGATGGGAATAAGCTATCTGGAGCTCTTGGTCAAGCCGCTAGGGAATCAGACGGGCTTGAGAATGTACTAGGGAATTTGAATCAATCAGGGACTAATGCACTTTCTGCACTTGGCCAACCTATTCTTGAAATGTTGATTCCAGTATTCCAGTCATTGGCTGACATCATCAATCAAGTTGCAACTTGGTTTACTAATCTGTCAACTCCTATCAAGCAAGCCATTGTTATGTTTGCAGGAATACTTGCCGTAGTTGGCACATTGTTACCTATATTCTTAGCCGTACAAGTAGCAGCGGCTGCAATGGGGGCAACTGTAGTCGGGATGATTACAGCCTTTGCTCCAATTGTAGCAACAATTATAGGCATTGTAGCCGCTATAACCCTTCTCGTTATCGGCATAAAAGAGCTATGGCAAAACAATGAAGGTTTCAGGAATGCTGTTACAGAGATTTGGACAAGCATCCAAGATTTCATCTCCAATGCTATCCAAGCTATCACCACTGTTATTCAGACAGTTTGGGGGGCTTTGACAGAATGGTGGACTACTAACCAGGATACCATTTATCAAACAGCCAGCACTATCTGGAATGCTATTTCCACAGTGATAGGTACAATCATTCAAACCGTCAGTACAATTGTTCAGACAGTTTGGGGCATTCTGACAGAGTGGTGGGCAACCAATCAAAATACCATTTTGACAACTGCTAGTAGTGTTTGGACCATGCTATCAGAATTAGTCACTATGGTGGTTAATGCTGTCAATACAGTTGTTCAAACGGTATTCGGAGGATTGGTCGCCTGGTGGGACACTAATCATGCTTGGATCATGGACATTGTGAATACGGTATGGACAACAGTTCAAACTTCAATCAGCACAGCTATCCAAACTGTCACAGACTTTGTCATGTCAATCTTTGGAGGTTTGGTAGCCTGGTGGAACGAGAATCAAGCCCTTATCCAGAGTACAGCTGAAATAATCTGGACAGGCATATCGGCAATCATTGGAACAGTGATCAATGTCATCACAAGTGTTATTCAAACAGCAATGGAATATCTTGGTCCGTACATTCAAGCTGCATGGACTAACATTCAGACTATCATTTCAACAGTCTGGAACGTTATTACTACTGTTGTCCAAACGGCAATTGCTGTAGTTCAAGGAATTATCACAGCTGTTATGCAAGCTATCAATGGCGATTGGTCTGGTGTCTGGACGACAATCCAGAACACAATGTCTACTGTTTGGAATGCCATGCAGTCCATAGTGTCTTCAATCATATCCGCGATATCAAGTGTAATTTCGTCAACGTGGCAAGGTATATCAGGAACCGTCAGCAACATCCTAAACGGGATATCAAGTACAGTTTCAAACATCTGGAACGGCATCAAGAATAGTATCTCAAATGCCATCAACGGTGCAAGAGATGCTGTCTCAAATGCTATCAACGCTATCAAGGGCTTGTTCAACTTTCAAATCCGTTGGCCACATATTCCTTTGCCACATTTTAGCATCTCTGGCTCAGCCAACCCTTTGGATTGGTTGAAAGGTGGAGTGCCGAAAATCGGTATTGAGTGGTATGCTAAAGGCGGTATCTTGACCAAGCCGACAGCATTTGGCATGAACGGTAATAATCTCATGGTTGGTGGTGAGGCTGGCAATGAAGCTATCTTACCGCTTAATGATAAGACGCTCGGAGCCATTGGTCGTGGTATCGCTCAGACAATGGGAGGTAGCACACCAACAATCAATATCACTATCACAGGCAATGTTGTCCGTGAAGAAGCTGATATCACGAAGATTGCCAATCAAGTTGCTCAGCGTATTGCAGACGAGCTACAACGTAAAACACAATTGAGAGGAGGGTAAACATGATTAGACATAATGAATTGGTGATTGACGGTGTGAAGACATCGTCTTTTCCTTTCAAAGTGATTGTGCATGAGTCCCCTTCTGCCACGTTGGGAGACAGCAAGACTAACTTGCTGGAGCACGACGGTATCAGCGGAGCGATTGTGCAGACCAACAAGCACCGTGGGTTGATTGAAAAATCCTACACAATCTATCTTGTCAAGCCAACAGAGGAACAATTGAATAAGTTCATGAGTTTGTTCATCTGCGAGAAGTTTTGGTTTGAGAATGAGCGTGTGAAGACAACAAGGCTTTGGTGCTACAAGGTCAGTGCCACAGATGCTGAACAAGAGAAACCTGGTCTTTATGTAACCAAGGCTACCTTTACTTGTCACCCTACTAAGTTTTTTAAGACCACAGACACCCAGACTTTGACTGGGAATGGGGTTTTGAGGGTGCAAGGGTCAGCTTTGGCATTTCCGAAGATAACAATAGTCGGTCAGAGTGCTTCTGAGACATCGTTTACGATAGGTGACCAAGTCATTAAACTCGAAAAGCTCTCAGAATCGCTTGTGATGGTCAATGATCCTGACAATCCTAGCTTTAAGACGGTCACTGGCAAGCTCATCAAGTGGTCTGGCGATTTCATCACAATCGATACAGCTAAGGGACAGAATGTTGGTGTGGTTTTGGGACCAGGCATAACGTCATTAAAATTTGAAACAGTTTGGGGGTGGGCATAGTTGCTTTATTTACTTGATAAGGATGTCAAGACAGTCAAATGGAACGGCATCCCGCTACACGAAGCCAGCTCTGCCATTGTCAAAGAAGAAATCAACGGTGATTTCACTCTGACTGTCCGCTATCCTATCACGGACACAGGCATCTATCAGCTTATCAAAGAGGATATGCTGATAAAGGCTCCAAGCCCAGTTCTAGGCCCGCAACTTTTTCGCATCAAGAAACCTGTAGAGAACGATGACAGTCTGGACATTACAGCCTATCATATCTCTGATGATGTCATGCAACGGTCAATCAGGCCTGTAAGTGTGGTTGGTCAAGGCTGCGCTATGGCTCTCTCTCAAATGGTCCAAAATGCCAAGACGGATCTTGAGACTTTTTCGTTTACAAGCGACATCATGGACAGTCGGACCTTTAACACGACTGAAACAGAGACTTTATACTCAGTCCTATTGGACGGTAAGCACAGTATTGTTGGAACATGGGAAGGCGAGCTTGTACGTGACAATTTTTCTCTGACCATCAAGCGTAGCCGTGGAGCTGACCGAGGTGTTGTTATCACTACTCACAAAAACCTTAAATCCTATCAGCGAACGAAGGATTCTCAAGGGGTCGTCACACGGATTTACGCTCGTTCTACCTTTAAGGAGGAAGGTGCCGAGGAAGAAACAACCATCACCGTGACAGTTGATAGTCCACTTATCGGAAATTATCCATACATCAACGAAAAAGATTATGAGAATAATAACGCTAAGACAGTGGACGAGCTGAGAAAATGGGCCGAAGCTAAGTTTAAGAACGAGGGTATTGATAAGATATCCGATGCCATCGAGATTGAGGCCTATGAGCTTGACGGTCAAGTTATCCACTTGGGCGACACGGTCAACATCAAAAGCAGGAAGCACAGCGTTGATATTTACAAGAAGGCTATTGCTTACGAATACAACGCTTTGACAGAAGAGTACATCTCTATCACGTTTGATGACAAACCTGGTGTTGGTGGTTCTGGTGTATCTAGTGGGGTGTCTAATGCTGCTGATGTGATTTTGAGTGCCAATCGAAACACTCAAGAAGTAGCCATTGAACGAGCTATCAGGAATGCCAACCAAGCCTTTGACGCTGAATTTGAAAAGCGAGTTGAGGAAATCAATGATGGCATCGAGCAGTCTAAGGCAGAGGCTGAACGCTATGCTGATCAGATAAAGACTGAGATTAGTCAGGAATTTGATACTTTTGAACACGAGTATCAGGCAACTAAACAAAGTCAGAGTCAGCAGATAGCTGATATCTTGGCCAAGGCTCAAGCTAATACCATTTTGGCTACTGATGCCAAAAATATTGGCAATCAAGCAAAAGCAGATGCAGCTAATGCTCTGTCAAAAGCTATTCAGTATAAAAATGAGGCAATCGCTGAAGCAACACGGCTTGACACAGTCGAAAGACAGGCTACGGAAACAAAGTTGGCAACAGCTAAGAGTCAAGCAATATCAGAAGCAACTAGACTGGTTGAAACTGCCAAAAACTTATTATCTGGACAGATATCTAATGTATCTACAGATTTGAGCCAAACCAAGGAAGCTATCAAGTTGCTTGCCACAAAGGCAACTGTTGATACGCTGACTGGTCGTGTATCATCGGCTGAGGCCATGATACAAGTACAAGCTGACCAAATTTCTCAACGTGTCAAAACTAGCGATTTTGACCAAGCGAAACAGCGTATCTCAACAGCTGAAAGTTCTATCACACAACTTGGCAACAGGATAACAACTGAGATTAGTGAGACGGTGGCGAAGATACCGCAACACGCAGGAAGTCGCAACTATATAAAGAACTCTAAATTATATGATTATGTAGTTACTTCTGTCACTACTCAAGATGTACGATTTTTTATTGTTGAAGATTTTTGGAAAAATTCAAGACGGTTTGAACGTAACATGGTTAGAGTAAGCTTTGATGTTACTTTCAATCCTGCATTGCCCAGAGATATTTCAACAAATGTTCATTTTTCATCTAGTCCATGGTATCATCCTGGAGGAATTACGTTCAAAGGGAATACAACAAGGAAGCAACATTTTGACTTGCTGTTTGACTTAAGCAGTGCATCAGAAACGTATTTTACAGACAATATATTTATTCGATTTAATAATACTTTCCCGCTTGCAACAAATGTCAAAATTGAGCAAATGACTCTTTATCTATCTGAATTGACTGAATTGTGGACGCAGGCTACAGAAGATCTAGTGAATGATATCAGCTCAGTTAGGACGATAATCAATCAGACAGCTGAAGGTCAAGAACAATTGTCAATGAGGTTATCAGAGACCCAAGGAAAAGTGACTACTGCTGAAACAAATATTAGGCAACTGGTCAATGATGTTTCGAGCAAGGTTTCTCAAACAACTTTTGACAATCTAAAACGGACAGTTGATAGCCAAGGAACATCCATTAGTCAAAACCAATCTGCTATTGCTCTTAAAGCGGAAAAGACATATGTAGACGGAGTGAAAACAACCGCTGATAGTGCTTTATCTAAAGCGAATGCTAATGCTGATTCAATTAGGACTACAAAAGCTGAATTGAAAGTCACATCTGATGCAGTTGCTACAAAAGTCTCTCAGAGCGATTTCAACGCTGTTGACCAGCGACTAACAAGTGCTGAAACCACAATTAGAACCCAAGCTGGTTTAATTGAACAACGGTTGACCAGCACTCAGGTAGATGCAGCTATTGTAGGTAAAGGCTATCAAACTGCATCGCAAGTAAATACTGCGATAACTAGTAAAGGATATCAGACCAAGTCTGATGTTGATAGTAATATTACTGGTCGCGGCTACATTACCAACAGTGCATTGCAACCTTATGCTTTGTCTACCACAGTGCAGAATCTCGTTAGAGAAACCACAGATAGTTTCAGTAGATCAATAACCGAAACTAAGGCATTGATTCCAACCGATTTTAGCGGAGGAAATCTCATCAGGAATGGTGCTTTTCCGATAGATACAAGCTATTGGAGTGGGCCGATTAAAGTATCACAACATGTCTTTTATTTTCAAGCTCAGAAATCCATTTTTGTATTAGAAACATCTGGTACGACAGAGGTGACATCTGGAACGAACCGATTTGATTTGAAACGAAACACTGATTACACACTGTCATTTTATGCTCTTTCTAGTTCCAATGTCAAAAGCTCAGATGTCTATTTTCTAGGCCGTAAAGTGAATGAAACGGAGGGATATACTTCAGTCAACGCAGTTATCTATGAAAGACGTTTTAGTGCATCAGGAATGGAATACGTAACAGTGACATTCAACAGCGGAGAGAATGATTCGGGGTACATCCGTTTTGATAACAACGGTAGCAACAACAATCAAAACGCTATTATGTTTTTTGGTGAGGTTATGCTAGTAGAAGGCAGGACATCCAGAAAATGGGAAGCATGTCTTGATGATTTTGTGACCGAGGTCAAATATAATGAGGTCAAAGATACTGTTGATAGCCATACACGGACAATTGGTGAGCAAAGGAATTCTCTATCGCAGGTAATTCAAACTGCTCAAGGGCTTGTCACTAGGGTCAACAACTTGAAGTCAGGAAATAGAAACTATTTACTGGATTCAAAAGCAACAACAATAAATATGACTAGTGTTACAGACACAGGCACATGGGACACCCCTATTAACATATCGGCTGATTTTTGGAAGCATGATGATGTTTATAAAAACCAAAAAATTAGGTTATCTCTTTATTATCAATCAAGTGTTGCTTATTCTACTTCAAGAACATTTCCAGTATATTTTAGAAAATCACCTTGGTATCAAATCGGAACAATTACATACCCAGCTGGGTCAACTAGACTAGTAAAATATGAGTTTACATTTGGTACAATGCCGTCAGGTTTTGATGCTAGCCAAATCTTCATCAGATTTGATAGAGCATTGGATAAAGGACGAGTACACACTATTGAACGTGCACAACTTGAAGTGAGCGATATGTTTTCCGATTGGTCGCCAGCCCCAGAAGATGGAGACCAGGCTGTCCAAGCTGTGTCAACACAAGTCAACACACTTGCAGGGTCATGGTCTGTACAGAACTTGAATAGCTCTGGTGATATCTTATCGCAAGCCAACCTGTCATCTGCTTCATTTTTGCTTGAGGCGAAAAAAATACGTTTGAAGGGTAAGACCTTGGCTGATGAAATTCAAGCGATTGATGGTAAGTTTGGAACGCTCTTTGTTGCAGATGGTACCTTTGCTAAATTAAACGCAAACGTTATTGGCTCTCAAGCAATCACAGCGGACCATTTAAAGGTTGACCAAGCGTTCTTTACTAAGTTCATGGCCAATGACGCTTATCTAAAACAACTCTTTACCAAGTCAGCTTTCATCACCCAGGTTCAAGCAGTGACCATGTCTGCTAGTCAGATTTCAGGCGGAATCCTGACAGCAACAAACGGAGCAATGCAAGTCAACCTAAATGCTGGTCAAATTATGTACTACACAGACCAAGCAGCACTCAAGCGTGTTTTAACTGGCTATCCTACCCAGTTTGTTAAGTTTGCAACAGGTACGGTTTCTGGCAAAGGGAATGCAGGAGTGACCATAATTGGATCCAACCGTTGGAATTCTGAATCGTCAAATGACGGTGGTTTTGTCGGTATTCGTGCTTGGAATGGTGCAAATATAGATTCATTGGACTTAGTTGGAGATGAAATCAGATTGGCAAGCTCTGCTTTTGATAATCCTGATGGTTGGGATGTGAAAACTCTTGATTCTGGTCTAAGAATTGCACCTCACAATAGAGCAGCAGAGCGGAACAGTCGAATTGAGGTTGGAGATGTGTGGATTATGAAAGGAAACGGAACCTATTCATCATTACGTGACATCCTCAATGCTTTCAATGGAAACTTCTCAAAAGGTCCAAATGCTGATTCTTATACTTACTACCCTAATGGATTTTAAACTAGAAAGGAATAATATGTCTCAAGAACAACAACTCATCCAAGCTCTACGCTTGACGATCGATGAATTAACAAGCAAGCTAGCCGAAGAATCAACGACTAAAAATCTGCTAGCTGTCCAGTTGACAACTGCTGAACAAGATAAACAGGTCTTGTCTCAGCAAAACAATCAATTGCAAGAGCGAGTTTCTGAATTGGAAGCTCTACTTGACGAACAAACTAAACCAGAAATCATTGAAGGAGAATAATCATGACTGAAACTACAAACAACACATTGCTTAACCTCGAAGAAACTACTCAACCATTTGACCTCGCTACTGCATTGCAGTACATGAAGGACAATGGGGAATTTATTCGCTGCAAGAATGCGACAAATGATTTTTATATGTACCGTGATGTCCAACGTCGACCAGGTATTGTCAATGGCCGTCGTCAATTTGTGGAAGTTGAAACTGTATGGGCCTTTAACCAATGGGGTGGGACTACAACTACAATCAACGTTGCTGATCTCTTCAATGAGGAGTTCTACATCATGCAGTTTGACGAAAACGGAAATCCAGACTGGACAGATCCAACATTGCCAAAAGAATAGGAGGAATTCTATTGCCAATCGAACACGCAGAACGAATAGCTCAAAGCCAAGTGGCTTGGGCTATTTTGTTTATTATCTTATTTTTCCTTGTTGTTAGTTATCTGATTAAGACATCTAACAGACGTGAAGCTAAACTGATGGAATTTTACGACCAATCCAAAGCTGACTCTAAAATGAGGGAAGAGCGATTGCTGGCTCACTTAGATGCAACTAACACACAATTTGGTAGAATTTCGGACACCTTGGTAGATGTGCAAAAAGAGTTGGTCCGAATGAACGATCGCATGGACAATTTTGAAAGAGGAGAATAACCATGACAAACATTTCAGAAATCATTATCAGTGCTGCCCTCGGAATTTTGACAATTTTGGGAGGTACGCTTATTAGTGCTATCAAGAGCTATATTGTGGCGAAGGGTGGCGAGAAGGCTATCAAAATCGTTGAAATTTTGGCTTATAATGCAGTCAATGCGGTCGAACAGGTTTCTACAGAAACTGGCTTTAAGGGCAAAGACAAACTTGCTGAAGCTAAAAAAGCTATTTTAAATGAACTAACCAAATACAACATCCACATGACTGATGAAGATTTGACCGTCTTTGTAGAGTCTGCTGTTAAACAAATGAACAATGCCTGGAAGGAGTAACTATGGGAGTGAATATTGAAACTGCTCTACGTTGGATGAGTGACCGTAAAGGCCGTGTGACCTATTCAATGGACTACCGAAACGGTCCGAACTCTTTTGACTGTTCTAGCTCGGTTTACTATGCTCTGATGTCCGCCGGAGCTATCTCAGCAGGTTGGGCTGTAAACACTGAGTATGAGCATGACTGGTTGGTAAAAAACGGTTATACTCTCATTGCAGAAAATACTGACTGGGATGCCAAGCGTGGTGATATCTTCATCTGGGGCCGACGTGGTCAGTCTGCTGGTGCTGGCGGTCATACTGGTATCTTTATTGACCCTGACAACATTATCCACTGCAACTACGCTCGCAATGGCATTACGGTTGATAACTACAATCAGACGGCTGCAGCTAGTGGCTGGATGTATTGCTATGTTTACCGCTTGGCTAACCAAAGTACACCCTCAACATCAGGAAAAACTCTTGATACATTGGTCAAAGAGACTCTTGCTGGAAAATACGGAAACGGAGATCAGCGGAAAGCAGCTCTTGGTAATCAATATGAGGCTATCATGGCAGTCATCAATGGCAAAGCTACGGCAAGTCAAAAGAGCATTGATGAACTTGCTCAAGAGGTAATCGCTGGTAAACATGGCAACGGTGAAGCTCGTAAAAAGTCGCTTGGTAGTCAATATGATGCAGTTCAAAAACGAGTGACGGAATTGCTCAAAAAACAGCCCTCTGAGCCGTCCAAGGCTCAAGAGGTAAAACAGCCCACGGAAACCAGAACAAGCCAAACTGAGCCAGCTGAGAAAGCCACAGTGAGCAAAGAAGATGGAGACCTCTCTTTCAATGGCACTATACTCAAAAAAGCGGTGCTGGATAAGATTCTGGCCAACTGTAAAAAGCATGACATCTTGCCAAGTTATGCTCTGACTATCCTCCATTATGAAGGCCTTTGGGGCACATCAGCCGTAGGCAAGGCAGACAACAACTGGGGTGGTATGACCTGGACTGGTCAAGGCAACCGTCCAAGCGGTGTCACTGTCACACAAGGTTCCGCACGTCCATCAAATGAAGGTGGTCACTATATGCACTATGCCTCTGTAGATGACTTTCTTACAGACTGGTTCTATTTGCTTAGAGCTGGTGGCTCTTACAAAGTATCAGGAGCTAAGACTTTCTCAGAAGCTGTCAAAGGAATGTTTAAAGTTGGTGGTGCAGTCTATGATTATGCTGCTAGCGGATTTGACAGCTACATTGTCGGAGCGTCAAGCCGTCTGAAAGCTATTGAGGCTGAAAATGGATCACTGTCCAAGTATGATACTGCTATCGTCACAGATATCAATCAATCTGACGATATCGAAATCAATGTCGAAGGTATCGAAGTCATTATCAATGGCGAAACTTACAAGCTGGAAAAGAAACCAGTCTAATACACAAACAAAGCCCTCAGCGATTGCTGGGGGCTATTTTCTATTGTGACGGACATTTTTGAAAATGTCTGTTGTGATGGAATGTTTTTTTTGAAAAATATTTGTTAAAAACAAGTGTTTTGTATTGACAAGTGTTAAAAACAAGTGTATAATATAATTAAAGATAAGGAAAGGAGATAAGCCAATGACAGAGCGAGAGCTTAAGAAGATTGCTAAGAAGCAAGGTTTCAGTAAAACAAACTTTGGCAAAGGGTCTCACGAGGTTTGGAAACATCCAGATGGACGGATAGTGACGATACCTAAACCAAAAGAGAAGGATTACAGACCAGGCACACTAAGCAACATTCTCAAAGTCTTGTATGGGGAGTGAGGACACTCCTCCCTGTACCCCTAAAGGGGTTACTCTGATCATTGGCTTAATCTATCACTATGAAATATAATTATTTAGCATTGTTTGAAGCAGATAAGGAAAATGGTGGCTACAGCATTTCTTTCCCTGATTTCCCTGGAGCATTTAGCGAAGCTGACAATCTAAGCGAAGCTATTTTCAACGCTCGTGAAGTTCTTGAAATCTATACCGTCATGTTTGAAGATGAAGGCAAAGAATTTCCTAAACCATCATCATTTAAGGCACTTGCAAGCAATCTAGCAAGCGATGACGATGTGATTCAGGCTATCTCTGTTGATACTGAACTTGTCCGTGAGCGTGAACGTTCTAAAATCGTCAATAAGACCGTCACACTACCAAGCTGGCTTGTTGAAATTGGAAAAGAAAACAAAGTCAATTTTAGCCAACTATTACAAAAAGCAATCCGTGAGGAATTGCAGGTATAA